GCTGAACAGTTTGTTAGGTCTATAAGAAGTCAGATCTGTCAGCTAGCTGATGCTACAGTAAACATTATTAACAGTCAGACAGATTCATCAGAAGTATTCTCACGTAGCGTAACATCTACGTTACAATCTACTGTATTAACTGAGACTGGTGTAGTATCCAGTACGTCGACGTACTAAATGGCAACTGATAGCAAGACATCGGTACTAGTTCAATCACAGGTCCCCAGCTATCTGCTGGAAGAGGGCCCTAATCTTGTTGCGTTCTTAAAAGCATACTATGAGTGGATGGAGACTACTGGTCAGATGACCGAGCAGTCTAAGAACCTTCTAGTCAATCAAGACATTGATACTACCGACCTTGGAAAGTTTTATAGTTTCTTTCAGAGAGAGATTCTTGCTGACTTCCCAGATGCTATTCTTGCTGATAGAAGGCTAGTAGCAAAGAAGATTAAAGATATGTACCGTAGCAAGGGTACATTAGCGTCATACAACCTTTTATTCCGTATCCTATACAATCAGGACGTATCAATCTATAAGCCGTCAGAGAACATTCTACGCGCTTCTGATGGGCGTTGGACTCAAGATACCTTAGTACGTTTAGGAGCTCCTTTTACCGGTAACTTAGAGACTTCACTGGGTAAATTTGTAACTGGCCAGACGTCTGGTGCTACTGGAAAAATTTTGCGTACGGTTACTGTATTTGAGAGTGGTGTTGAGGTAAAAGAGCTACGTCTTGTTGAAGTAACCGGTACCTTCTTAGACCTAGAGCAAGTTGTTACTAGTGATAACGTGGGTGGCTTTGTTGTAAACACCATTGGTCCTTTGAGTGACGTATCGTTTGGTAGTGCAAGTGCAAGTGGTGGTGGAGGCCACCAGGTTGGAGATAGTGTAAATCTTTCTAGTGTAACAGGTAGCGCTGCTAGAGGTACCGTTGCGCGCACCGTAAATGAAGTAGTACTGTTTGAGCTAACAAGTGGCGGTAGTGGATATCGCGTTGGCAATACAGTAGTTACTATTAGCGGTGGTAATCCAAAGGGTGGATTGACCGGTCAAATAAACATTACTGCTATTGCCAATACTGAAACTATATTCAGATACACTGATTCTATCCAAGGACTATCTGATACACCAATTGGATATGGTCCTACTTATAGCTCTAATTCAGGTATTGTAAGTTCTAATCTAGCAATTGCCAATTCATCTACCGCACTTAGCGCTGCATTAGGTACAAGTACTATTACAGTTGGTACTATTAGTGCTATATCTGCTAACAACGGAAACTACCAAGGTGGTATACTTCCTAGTGTATCGGTCATTGACGAAGAGGTTAGTGATCTAGATATTAGTGATGGCGCCGGTGGTTTTAAAGGACGCAATGCTGTTATTACAAGATCGTTCCTGCCCGGATCGATTGCAGACATTACAGTTATCAATGGTGGTAGGTCTTATAATGCTATCGATGCTGTAACAGTAACCAATACTACACGTGCTGCCACTAACGCAGTAGGCGACCCAGTTGTATCTGGTGTTGTATTAGAGGATGGAAGCTATAAAGGTACCAGAGGCTTCTTATCTTCCGATCAAAGAATCCAAGACAACTATTACTATCAAGAATTTAGTTACGTAATCAAATCACCTACGGCACTAAAGACTTATCGGGATATTGTTCGCTCTACTATTCATCCAGCTGGTACAAAGCTGTTTGGTCAGATTGATATCGAAGATACTCTTGACCTGACATCGCTGGATATCGAATCGTTCGTTAGTATTGATCTGATTGGTGGTAAGACCGGTATTGGCAGTATCGGTCCTAATACGGTAGTATCGAGTGATATAATTCTATCTAGAAGCCTCTCGTTACCATCTCTAGGATCTCTAACCGTAGTTGGTAACCCAGCTGTGTATCTGAATGGCAGTGGATTTATCCACGTGGCCAATAACAATATTATTTCGAGTTACTTAACCAAGACTATATCTCCGTTGTTCCCAGAACCAGTAGTACTTGGAACTGGTTTTGTAATTAAGGGAGAGAATACTACATTCTCCGACATCCTACGAAACGGGTCACATATAGAAGTAACAGATCTTGTACCAGGAGCTACTGGCAACACGACATATATAGTTAATACGGTATTCAGCAACACTACACTTACAATTAACACCATCTTTGCCGGTAGTGCCATGGCAAATGGTACATTCAGATATGCAACCTAGGTAGAAACGTGTACACATGGCTAAGCTAATCAGCAAAAAATTTAATGTGCATAACGCACAGCAATTTAAAGAAGGGTTTGATGAGTCAAGTCCTACTCAGATGTATTTGTTTTATTCCAGGATTGATCCATGGAGTAATGAATCTGACCCTCCCTCATTAGCTGATACAGAATTTTCTGATCGTAATGCGTGGAGAGGAATGATCGCACTGAAGAAAATTTCTAATAACAACGTGACAATGGCCGTACCAAAATATATTTGGCAATCTGGTACCGTGTATACCGAATTTAATGATAACAATCCCAATCTACCAGAACGCCCATTCTTTGTATTCACAAGCAACAATGAAGTGTACAAGTGCCTATTTAATGCTAATAGCTCTGCTAGTACAGTACTTCCTTCTGGTAGATCCACATCCGTTACTACTACAAGTGATGGATACAAGTGGAAATTCATGTACGATGTATCAGCTGCAGACTTTAATAGATTTGGTGGAGTCAACCACGTACCAGTTAAGACCCTAACATCTAACGATGGTAGTGCTCAATGGGCTGTACAACAGGCTTCCGCAAACGGATCCGTACCAATCTATGATGTTACGAGTGGAGGTTCGGGTTACTTAGAGAATAAAGGAACTCTAGCTGGTATTACTAGTACCACACAGTTGACTATTGCAAGCACTGCAAGTGGCAACGACAACGTGTACAACGGATCTACGATTTTTATTTCCAGTGGTCTTGGTGCCGGTCAGCTGAGAATTGTTACAGGATATAATGCTACTACTAAGCTGTTGACAGTTAATACCGGGTTTACAGTATCTCCTAACACTTCTAGTACATACCACATTGGACCACGGATAAATATAATCGGTGATGGTAACGGTGCTGCAGCGTACGCTAACGTACAGGCTGGAGCGGTATCAAAGATTACTTCAATTAATGATGGGTCAAGCTACTCGCGAGTACGAGTAGATGTTACAGCCAACCCATCGTTTGGTTCTGGTGCTACAGCGGTAGCTTACCTACCTGATGTTGGAGGTCATGGATCCGATCCAGAGAACGAGCTGTTTGCCCGCAACGTTACATTGAACGTAGAGGTAGATGGTAGCGAAGGTGGTTTCTTTGCGGCGAACAATCAGTTTAGACTGTATGGTATCATAAAAGATCCAACGTTAAGAACTACAGGTGGCATTGCAGACAACTTACGATACGATCAGACACTGCGCTTGTCACTGGGTTCCATATCAGGAACATTTACTCAAGACGAGTTTATTAGAGGTAACACATCTGGTGCCACTGGCAGAGTAGTTTATTTCGCTAACACCAATCTTACAGGTACTACTGGTGTAGTACATTTGGTGTATGCATCGGGTACGTTTACCAATGCTGAGATGCTGACAGCTAATAATACTGGTGTAACAGCTCAGCTGACTGCTACCATACCACCAGACTTAGTACCGTATAGTGGAAAAATGTTGTATAGGGTAACACAGACACCTTTAGAGAGAGATGCAGACCAAACGGAAAACTTTACGTTTACTGTTAAGTTCTAATTAAGAGAAAAGATATGACTGCTAACAACAACTTAACAACTAACTTTAACGTAGATCCATACTATGACGACTACGATGAGAATAAAAACTTTCATCGTATATTGTATCGTCCTGGGTTTGCTGTACAGGCTAGAGAGCTAACACAGCAGCAATCCATTCTACAGAATCAGATTCATCGGTTTGGTAATCATATCTTTAGAGATGGATCTGATACATCAGGTGCTACAGAGGTCATTGATAGGACAGGAGTGTTTAGATTAAAGTCTACCTATGCAGGATCACCAATTGATGTAAGTGCGTTCGAAGGCAAGTATGTTAGAACTAGAGTGTCGGAAGAACTGTACAGAGTGAAAAAAGCAGTACCTGCTGCAGGTGGTGATTTTGATTTAATCTATGTTCAATACTTGCAGGATGCTAATACTGCGGTTAAGACTGGTATCAGAGCAGCAAACAACGAGATCGTCGATTTCAGCTCTAGTTATATAAATGGCAATAACATTTTTACTGCTAACACTGGGGCGGCTCAGATTCTAGCAACCGGAGATACCAATGCAGCTAAGCCGCCTATTGGCGTAGGATTTCTGTATTCTATTTCAGATTCTGTAAGGTATCACAAAGGTCTATTTGTAAGAACTCCGCAGCAGACAGTTGCCGTTGCCGCTAACCTTAATCACATAATGAGCGTGGGTTATACGTCTACAGAGACGTTAGTTACCTCAGATGCTGATAGCACGTTGACGGATCCGGCAAGAGGCAGTTATAATTATGCGGCTCCAGGTGCAGATAGGTTGAAGGTAGATTTGACGTTTACTTCAAAACCTATCAGCAGCATTGATGCTCCTCCCGTAACTTCAAATAATTACTTCGAAGTGTCTCGAATTAAAAACGGACTACAGGTAGTGCAGCGGGCATCACCTGACTATAATATCCTTGGTGATGTACTCGCACAACGAACCTTCGAAGAGTCTGGAAACTATTCAGTTGAAGGTTTGAATTTAACCGTCTCCAACACTACGGTTGCAACTAGCAATCTAGTTGTTAAAATATCGCCAGGAACGGCTTATGTTAAAGGATACAGAATCAGAGTTCCTTCTGTAGTAGATATTCCACTGCCCAAGGCTCGTAGCACTGATAGCGTCACTGAACAGAATATAACTGCCTATTATGGAAACTATCTGGTAGCAAATACGTTTACTACCGGCTTAGTTAATATGAATGATCGTGTAGAACTTCATTCGGAGACATCTCCCTCAGCTTCTACTAAAATCGGTGAAGCGCATATAAAGAACATTGAATATTTGTCTGGGTCAGGTGATGATCGTAAATATAAAGTCTTTTTGTACGATATTAGAACCACGGCTACAGATAAGAATTTTAATAACCTGCGATCTATAATAAAAGGAACGCACTCTAGCTTCACCGCGGCAATACAGGTGAACGCTGATAGCATTACGTCGTTCAATAAAACTGGGGATGCCGTCTCAGGGTCAGCGGACGTGAGGTTCACAAGTGTTGGCGGGATAAAGGTTGGACAGCAGGTTATTGCCCCGGGCCTCACCTCAAACACTACTGTTAGCTCTATTGTTTTTGATACGGTTACACTTTCCAATGCCTCTTCTGTGTCCAATACTAATCAAGTTTATTCGTTCCGATCAGTAAACATGACTGACAGCGACATTACTTCAAGTGTGTTCCTTCTACCTCATTCTTACGTGGCAAACACCAATAATGTTGATTATAAGTTCAAGCGTAAATTTAACTCAGTTAGTTTTTCAGGTGGAACAGCAACTATTCAGACCAACGGGGGAACAGAAAGATTTTCTTCTGGTACCGGCGATCTGGCTCATGAAAACTACATTGTAGTAGTTAAGTCTGGAGGAACTGGATCTACACCAACTGGTAGTAATATAAACATGACATCTGGTGCAAGAGCAGTAACAGTGCCAACAGCTACACCAGGTAACCCAGGTTCGGCAACTTTAGATCTGGACGATGCTTCGTTCAATGGTATATGTGAGATAATTGCTGCAATAGATGTTACCGGTGACACTAGACGAGTTAAGACTAAAACTCAAACTACGAAAACCTTCACTAGTGGTTACCCTTCATCTACTAGCTCAATGTCGCTTGGATATGCTGATGTAATAAAAATTAATGCTGTTTACGAAGGAAATTCATCGTTAGTTACTTCGAACACCTCTCAGGTAGTAGTTGTGAACGGTGCTAATACTACGATGCAAAATGTCACTAACAAATTCGATTTCAACAGGAACCAACAAGATTCGTATTACGACCATTCAACACTGACATTGAAGCCAGGCTTCAGCTCTAACACTAACCAGATACTGGTGGATTTTACTTACTACGCTCACAGTGGTGGCTTAGGATATTTTTCAGATAGAAGCTATCCTGATTATGTTACTATTCCAAGTTACGTAACCAAGAGGGGCAACTCAATCGCGTTAAGAGATGCGTTAGACTTCAGGCCAACCCGATCAGCTAATACCAATTCAAACATATACAGCACATCCAAAATATTTGACAACCATCAGCTGGTGGACTCTCAAACCTTTAATGTTGAAGCAGACTATGATTATTTCAAAAGAGTTACACATAAGATAGCTTTGGATCATAGAGGTAGATTGACAGTGGCCACCGGGACACCGGATCTGAACAATCCTCCGGTACCGATGACATCTAGCGATCAGATGTTAATAGCTACCATTTTCGTCAGCCCATACACTTATAATGAAAAGGACTTGTTGATTAAATTACAAGACAACGGTCGTTATACGATGAAAGATATTGGGATCATTGACAAGCGTGTTGAGAATTTAGAGTACTATACATCACTTAATCTACTCGAGTCACAGGTACAAAGTACTCAGTTTCTGGATGACAATGGAGATGCAAGGTTTAAGAACGGTTTTATCGTAGATCCCTTTAAAGGACACTCAATAGGTAATGTATACGATACTGAATACAAGGCCTCGATTGATCCAAACCGACAATTTATGCGTCCTAAGTTTAGTGACGATCATACTCCAATGGTGGCCGCTGCCGGTGGCGACTTAGTAGTGAACAGTAAAATTGTTACCCTTCCGTTTACCGAGACTAACTTTGTATCTCAGGTCACCGCATCAGATACTATCAATGTTAATCCCTTCCAGGTTGTAACCTTTAATGGAATAGTGACACTCGACCCCTCATCTGACTCCTGGGTAGACACCAACAACGTTAGCGTGGTCGTTAATAGTAATGGTGATCTAGATCACTTAAATAGTCTATCTGCTCAAGCGGGTACAACTTATGGTGGATGGCAGCAGGGAACCGAGACGCTTCAGGGTGTTGATAAGACTCAGCCTCTAGGTCACGATCAATTCACTTACGTCCAGACACAGGGTCCAGGAGGGGCCAATGGTGGTAAAACTATTGCAGGTACCAATATTCAGACTAATTTTTCTCAGTCTGTTACAACAACCTCGGTGCAATCCTATACTGATACGTCAGTATCTACAAATCTATCGAGTAGCGTATACTATCCTTATATGCGTACTCGAAAAGTTTTATTTACAGTTTCAGGCGCAAGACCAAACACAGAGCTTTTCTTGTACTTCGGAGGTGTGAATATTTCTGGATGGATGGCTCCGTCGACCTTTAGCTCATCAAGAGCAGAACAGGTCCTGTATGCTCCATTTAATCAAAAGCAAGTTATTACTAATGAGTTTGGTGAGGCTTCTGGATATTTCTGGGTACCAAACTCGAGACAGGTACTGAGCAAATCAGCGTTTGATGCTAATCCTAATGCTACTGTCAGTGGATCAAACAGAGATACATCAGAACAGCTGTTTGAAGCTGGTGTAGTTGATGTGATGTTGGTTAATAATTTAATTAATCCTCAGTTCTCTACATCGTATTGTGCTACGACTTTTTCCTCTAAAGGAAGACAGGATACGTACACTACAACCACCACAATGACTCAAAGATACCAACTAGTAACAACCAATGCTGGTACTATTACGAAGACTGAGAATAGAGTAGGTTTCTTTTTAGATACTACAAAGTCCGCAGCACAAATTGCTAGTGAGAATGATTTTAGTGCAGCTGCGCTGGCTTTTATGGAGAGCACATTAGAAGAACAATACGCGGCTTATGCCGGGCGACGACCCGAGCTCCACGGTGCTGTTTATTGGACACAAGCTTTTGAAGAACTGATTAATCCCACAGACCCCGAGGCCCCTGTGTACTCGGCTTCTACAGCGGCCGCGATAGTGGCATCCAATATTCAATCAGCTGCAGCAGGAAACGAGGAGGATCCAAATCGTTGTAACCCTGGTACCGGTGAAGATCCGTTGGCTCAAACTTTCTTTATTCCTGCTGATTTCTATCCTAACGGTATCTTTGCGAGCTCTGTCGACATCTTTATAGCTCAAAAGGATCCCAACAATCTACCATTAAGAATAGAGCTCCGGCCTACAGTTAATGGGTTTCCAAGCTCAGAGGAGTCGATACCTCTGTCCCGGGTCGCGCTGAGGCCTAGTGAAATTAATGCTAGTGCAGATTCCACAGTCGCAACAAATGTTCCGTTTGAGGCTCCAATTCATCTATTACCAGGAGAATATTCCATAGTAATGCTCACCGACTCCCTCGAGTACATTACCCACATTTCAACTATCGGGGAAGCAAGATTAGACGGTACTGGCATCGTAACCGAACAACCAACCCTGGGATCGTTGTTTAAGTCGCAGAATGCGCGCACGTGGAGTCCACAGCAAGAATCGGATCTATGTTTTAGATTGAAGCATGCACAGTTCACAGCAGACACGAATATGTCTCTCACGCTTACATCTAATAACGTTGGCCGTGCTGCATACAGTGCAAATACTTTATATGCGAACACCGTTGGCCAGTATGACTTGGCTTACATTGATATGCCTAGGTATGATTCTTTACGGGATATTTCCGCGGTCTACGAGATTAAAACAAAGAATCTTGGAGGATCCATACAGCCGTTTATTAAAGTTCTGCCGAATCAAGATTTGGTATTTACTGAGTCCAAAGAAATTACTACAGATACGGACTTGCAGCTTAAAGTTACATTTAAAACTGAGGATCCCAACGTTTCACCATACTTTAATTTAGGGTCTACTGGTACAACTCTGATTAAAAACATCATTAATCCCCCTCCAACAGGAGTGTTTGTTCCAGAAACGGAGCCAACAAATGGTTACGCTGATGCAAAGTATATAACCAGGTTAGTAGCACTAGGGGAAGGGTTAGACGCTAAGAGCCTTAAAGTGTTTGTAGATCAAAACATGCCGGCCGGTGCTAGTGTTGAAGTTTACTATCGCGTTATAAATAAAGATGATGATGATAACTTTGAACAACGGCCCTATGTTTTAATGACCCGGCGGCAAGACTCGATTACGGTAAACCAAGACATATCTCGTTACAATGAATATGAATACTTTGCTGACGACATTACTTACACCAAAGATGGTGCATTGTACAGTAGCTTTAACGCGTTCAGCATAAAGATAGTGATGTACTCGACGTCCACAGCTGCATCGCCTTCATTCCGCAACTTCCGAGCGATTGCATTACTATGAGTAAGAGTAGTATAAAAGTAAGGGATCATGATAATTTGAGGCGAGATCCTCATAGTCAAGCAATATTAAATGTGGACAAACAGGAATATGCTGCGTACTTGAGAAAGCAGCAAAAGGCAGAGAGACTCGAGCACGTTGAAAGTAAGGTTTATGATATGCAGAACGATATTAAAGACATTAAGCAGATGCTGCAGCAACTGGTGTCGAAGTAAATAGAGGCTTAGAATGGCACTTAATTTAGCAAACGTACAAACTTCGGACACGTTCCAAACGTGGTTCACACGCACGAACCA